GCTTGGCGTAGGCAAAATCTAACTGATATCACAGTTAGCGGCACAGTTACAGCATCAAATGTTCAAGTAAATAGTGGAATTACATTTAACGACAACAGCAGACTTACCAGCGGGTTAGTTTATGATCTGAACCCAATGACCGGCGATGGATTATCGCAAGTTTATACTCTAAGATTTAACCAAGATACAGTGACCGTTACAAATCCATGGAATTTACTAGTAACAATAAATGGATTATTTCAACCAGCTTTTATAGAAAATGATGAATACGTTTGGCAATCATATGCATTGTGTGCCTACAGCGGCTACACAGTAACCAATGGAAACCTAAAATTTGCTGAAGCTCCTGCACCCGGTTCGGTAATTAGAGTAAGAACACAGCCAGGGTCTGCACAATCTGCACAACAAATCTACCCGTTTAAACCAATTGATATTGTCTTGGGCTTGTAACAGCTAAATAATCAATATATCGGAGCAAACATGGCAAGAAAAACCATTATTGACACTTATTATACATTTACGCCCAGCACTAATACTATTAGAATTCCACAAGCTATTACTAGAGAGCGATTTGTAATTATTACAGATGTCACTACAAATCAAGTTTTATACAATTTTAGTGATCCTACATTAAAATTTACTAGCCATAGTATTTCAACTGATGGTGCGGGTAATACTTTTACTACTCTAGTACTTAGTTACAATACCTCTGCATTATCTAGCACAGACAAATTACAAATTATCATTGATGAGTATGAAGAATCTTTTAAACCTTCAGAACTATATACAGATCCTGTTAATAAATTCCGTGTAAGCCAACCACAAGCATTAATTGATACTGACTTTGAATATTCTACACAGGCAACCAAATGGGAAAGTTTAGGTTTAACTAATAATCGTCCTTTTGCTTTTTATAACACTAACACACCAATTACAATTACTGGAATTAATGCTACCAACGGATCAAGAACAATAACTGTTCTTACTGCTAGTCCTCCAGCTGCTGGAACTCCAGTTTATGTAATTGATACTCTTTTTGCCGGAGCCGACGGCCTATACATTATTGATAGTATTTCAGCTGGAACAAGCTTTACCTACACAGCTAGAAGTGCATACACCGGAGTAACTGGATCAATTTTTGTCAGTGGTGTAACCACTGCCTATTCTGGAAGCCTTTTTAGTAATGCAGCTATCACATTCAGCAGCATAGGTTTTAGTGGCAACTTGGTGAACGTGGTTACATCAGTGCCACATGGTGTGGCTGTAGGCAATGAAATTGCTGTGTCTGGCACTAACCAAACCAATGCCAATGGTTCTTGGGTGGTGTCTGCTGTAGGCAACAGTAGTTCATTCAGTTACTATTGTGTCACTGCACCAGCGGGTAACCCCACTGGTGGTAACGTGTATGTAAGACCACAAGGACAATTTTTACATCGTGCCTATGATGGCGGGGTACAATTTAGTACATTTACAGCAAGTCACAACGAACAAATTATAAGACAAACACGCAGATACTTTCGTTACCAGTCCGGTAAAGGTATTCAGATGAGTACGGGTACAGTGGTTAAACCCAGTTTGCAAATTGATAGCATTACCAGTAGCGGAGCAGTCTGTACAGTCACCACAAAAATTGCCCAATTTTTAAGTCCGGGTATTTCTGTAACTATAGACGGATGTAATGAAACTGCTTACAACGGAACATTCACTATAGTGGATAGTTTGGATAGATATAGATTTACATATTCGGCATCAAGTACTCCTAGCAGTGCCACAGCAACAGGATTCCCAACAGTAACAATAAACAATTGGACCGGAGCTGCTGTAAGACTAGGCATGTTTGATAATCAAAACGGTATTTTCTTTGAGTATGACGGACAACAGTTGTACGCTGTTAAACGTAGTTCAACGTATCAAATTGGTGCCCTAGGCAACGTGTCAGTTGGTGGTGCTGTAGTTACCGCAGCAACCAACAACGCAGCTACGCCAACTTTTGCTAGACAGCTTGCACCAAATGATTTTATTACTATCAAAGGCATGAGTTATCGTATAGTAGATATTACCAGCGATAACAGTTTTACAATTACTCCGCCTTATCGTGGATTGATATCTGCAAACAATGCTGTAATTACAAAAACAATAGATCAGAGAATTCCGCAGCATCATTGGAACATTGATAGGGTTGACGGAACTGGACCAAGTGGATACAGACTAGATCTAGGCAAGATGCAGATGTTTTATTTTGACTACAGCTGGTATGGCGCCGGATTTATTCGTTGGGGATTCCGCGGTTCAACTGGTGACATCATTTATTGCCATAAGCAGGCCAACAATAATGTAAATTACGAAGCTTACATGCGATCAGGAAATTTGCCAGGTAGATATGAAGTCAATACTTTAAGCAAATACACCATCCTCACATCAAGCTTGGGAACCGGCGATTCAAGCATGTCGGTAGCAAATAATTTAGAATTTCCAGATTCGGGTGTTTTGTGGGTGCATAATCAAACAGCAAGTGAATTTGTAACATATACCGGACGTGGTGGTACTTCGCTAACGTTTGATCTCACAGCTGGTAGTCGCACTATTACCGGAACTAATACCACCGGTGTTTCTGTAGGACAATTTATTAGTGGCAACGGTATTGCGGCCGGAACAACTGTTCAAAGTGTGGTTACAAATACTTTGGTAACCATGAGTCAGCCTGCAACTTTCACTTCCACAAAGAGTTTGGTTTTTGGTCCAACATTTACCGGTTTAACTAGAGGAGCGCCTGCTGTCACACAGGTGGTCACACAAACTGCCAACAGTGCTGTGGTAACAACCAGTAATACTATAAACGTGCGTATTGGTCAGTATGTAGTTGGTACAGGTGTTCCTGCTGATACTTTTGTTGCCAATGTAGTTACAAACACTTCTATTAGATTATCCGAAGCAGTAACGTCATCAACCACTCAAGGTATGATTTTTGGTACGATGGGAACTGGCGGACCACAGTCATTTACCTATAGTGCCACTGCACCAGTTGCAGTAGAATTACATAGCCCTAGTTTTAGTCCAGTGATCAGTCACTGGGGTACCAGTGTTATCATGGATGGTAGATATGACGACGATAAATCGTTTGTGTTTACACAGGGCATGACATCAACTTTGGCTATTACCGCAGGAGCCACAAATGCTTTACTAAGCTTCAGAATTGCTCCCAGTGTTAGTAATGGTCTTGCTGGTTCAACACTGGGAACTAGAGAACTTGTTAATCGCATGCAGATGGTGTTACGACAGTTGGACTTTACCAACACTGGTCAGTTCTTGGTCACACTTGTGCTGAACGGTTTCGTAGGTAATGGTACTGCCAGCTGGCAGTCAGTGGGCGGATCTAGTCTGGCTCAATATGTGGCGCATCAAGGAACCACAACCATAAGTGGTGGCGAAACAATTTATGGTTTCTATCTTAACACAGCCGGCGGTTCGAACTTTACCACAACACAGCAAGAATTAGATCTAGTTAGAGACATGGGATCAAGTATATTAGGAGGTGGCGAGACCAGGAGCAATACAGCGTTTTACCCTGATGGTCCAGATATTATCACTATTATGGCACGTAATATTGGCTCTGCAACAGCATCATGTGCATGTAGACTTTCTTGGACTGAGGCACAAGCGTAATAAGTATGGCAGGACAAGGTTCATTAAAAGTTGCTCCAGTTTCTGCCGCACCTGAGTTATATTACATTGGATTGCAACCAACGGATTTAACACAAACAAATAATTTTTTTGTAGATCCTAACTTCACTTACAATCCTGTTACCGGCACATTGAATGTGGCCGGAATACAATATCGTAATGCCGGATTGAATACCAATGGTCTAGCTAGAGCCGAATCAACTTATGTTGATCAAACTTATATTCAAACTATTTCGCCGTTTGTGGTTACAGATTTAATTCCCTTTGCAGTAACGATAACACCAAGATCGGCAAATAGTAAAATTGCCATATTTGTAAATTGGTTTGGCGAACATGGAGGTGTATCCAGTTGGGACACTGTGTACGGATTAAAAAGGAACGGAGGAATAATAGGACCAATCGCAGACACTGGCTTGCGAACTGGTGGTATGGCAATGGCGGCGAATTCTTACTACACGGCTTCTATTGATGACGGTAGTACTCCTGAATCCTTGTCATTTTGGTTTTTAGATCAGCCCAATACAACACAGCCGGTAACTTATCAACTCACTGTAAGACAAGGTACCGGTACCTTAACTTTATACACAAATAGAACCGTTGCTGATGCCAATCAACTTCTTAGTTATGAACGTGGAACTTCATCTATTATAGCTTTGGAAACTTTATGATTACAGCCGCATCTATACCATTGATTAATGTTTCCGGATCGACTATACCAACCTGCCCGTGCTTGATTCCTAGCTCATTAAAAAGCACCGACACCAATTTTGTGGATGATCGATTGAGTTACGATCCTGCCAATGGTGTTCTGTCTTTACGTAATTTGCAATATAGATCAATCCAACCCACTCAAAGTTTTTTACCGCAATCAGTTCAAACTTACATAAACACACCAATATCACAGGCAATTACATTAAATACTCTCACCCCAATTGAAGGATTTCGAGTAACAATTACACCACGCTCGACATCAAGTAAAATTTTTATTAGTGTGAGATGGATGGGCGAAACCAATAGCGACGGAAATATTTACAACTCTATGTGGGGATTATTGCGAAATGGTGGTGTAATTGGTCCTCCGTTAAATGCCGGACTACGAACTCAGGGCATCACAACCGCCACTTTTTCGTTCTGGGTGGCAGATAATAGTACAACTCCAGAGACATTGAATTTCACTTATTTAGATAGTCCAAACACAACACAATCTTGCACATATCAACTGACTATTTTTTCTAATGCATCCGGCCATACTTTATTTACAAATAGAACTGTCACCGATTCTGATTCTCTTGGTCATGAAAGAGGTACGTCTAGTATGACTCTAGTAGAATTTTGCTAAAATGATACAAAACAATTTTTTACCCGTTTATACTGCTGCAGAGAATAAAGATTATGCGGTAAGTTTGCAAACTCTAGTGTCTGGCAATTCGTATAATATTCTAAAAGATAATAATTTATTATACAATCCAGTAACTGGAATTTTAACAGTAAATGGTTTGAAATTTTTTGGTGAAGATCAAACAACAACTGGGTTACCAAAATCTGCACAGACATATTTGTCTGATCCAACGACAGCGGCTCACAGTATCAAACCAAGTTCAGCCAATTCAAAAATTTTTGTAGCTGTACGCTGGATGGGCGAATTTAACGATCAATCTAATACATATAATGGAATGTTTGGACTTAAAAGAAATGGAACACCAATTGGTGATTCAGTAAATCCGAGTACTAGAACTTTTGGCATAGCCAGTCCAACGGGTACTTACAATCACGGAAATGATGTCGCTAGTACTCCGGAAGTTATTCAATACTATTACATTGACAGTCCGAACACTATAGAGGCAGTAACTTATCAGGCCACTATTAGGACCGCCGCCACAATGAGTTTTGTTACAAATCGAACTTGGTCAGATACCAATACTGCTGCAAGTTTTGAGAGAGCTTCCTCTAACATTTTTTTAATGGAAATATTATGATCGCACAAGCACTAGTAAATTTACGTCCCGGAGCCACGTGGGTAATTCGTGGCGAAGAATCATATGAAGCAATTGAATGGACTGACTCACAACAATTAATTCCCACCAAAGAGGAAGTTTTAGCTGAAGCAGCTAGATTACAAGCCGAGTGGGAATACAATCAATATCGTAGAGATCGAGCTCAAGCATATCCTAGAATTCAAGATCAATTGGATATGTTGTATTGGGATAAAATAAATGGTACAAACACCTTTGAACAGGCCATAGAAGCCATCAAGTCACAGTATCCAAGACCTGACTAATTGTTGTAATAAATAGTGACGAAAGGATATTAAAAATTGCCAATTCCGGGACCTGGGGTACCAATATCAATGAACACAATCGCCACCGAATTTGGTGGTACAGTGCCACATTCATTGAGCGAATACTATAGAGGCGGAGGACTCGTTCCAAATTCACCAACAAATACAGCTATACCTACGAGTGGCCAAATTAGCATGGGTAATTTTTATGGGGCTGCAAATAGAGTATCTATACCTATTGTTTTAAGTTCTCCGCAGGTAACTTATGATGTTTATACCAATAGAGGACCCACATATGTTCCTGGTGCGTCTGATATCACAGTAACAGTGAACCCCGGGGTGTCTGTTTCTGCTGTTACAGGTACAGGTACATATGCCATGTTGGTGCCTAATGCCTTTAATCCTGCAGATACGGTAACTATAGTCAATCAAGGTACAATTATTGGTGCTGGTGGCCCCGGTGGCACAGGTGGTCCTGCTGGTCCTCCAGGTGCTGTGACAGCAGGTGCCGGAGTTCCGGGGGGCAACGCACTTTTTGTTAATCGTCCTACCACCATTCAGAATCCTGGAACAATCGCCGCAGGTGGTGGTGGCGGAGGTGGTGGAGGTGGTGCCGGACTCCTGACTGGCCGTCCAAAGAAAGCCGGAGGTCCACTTTACCAAGGTGTAAGCGGAGGTGGTGGCGGAGGCGGTGCCGGCGATTCTGCAGGAGCAGGAGGCGCCAGAATCCCCGGTGGTCTAGGTGCAGGCGGCGCAAATGGAAACCCTGGCACTTCAACTACAGGAGGCAGTGGTGGCGCTGGTGGACCCACTGCGGCGACCCTACCAGGAGCAACAGTGACTGGTGGGGCAGGAGGACCTGGTGGCGGACGTGGTGCCAGTGGTACAACAGGAACTTCCGGATCCGGAACTTCACCAGGAACACAAGTTGGTGTCGGTGGCGGTGGCGGAAATCCAGGCAATTACATAGTCGGCAATCCTTTTGTAACATGGCCGGTAACAGGAACAAGACTAGGTGCAGTAGCTTAACAGGAAAACACATGGAACAGTTATACATGAAAATACACAGATACGAGGAAGAATCTAGGTCTTTGATAGTTTCTTTTGCGTCAGATGAAACAGCACATCAAGATCCTGACCAATATAGGGCATTGGCATATCAACCTTTGAACATGTGGCCCGGAGTTGAAGACATAGAAGAAATTAAAAAAAGATTAGCTGTAGCAGGATTATGGGTTGTGGAACAACAGGCCAGAGAAGAAAGTTTTGTTGCTGATGAAAACAAAATTCAACAGTTCAAACAACTGGCCGGACAAACGTTCGCTTATCAGGCGCAAGATTTGATACCGCCTGCCCCTTCCGATCAAGAACCAATAGTGGATGTTTAACATGGACCAATCTTTAACTATACACAAAGCGTTTGATATAGCAATTGCAAGAGCAGTGTTGCCAGTGGGAGTTCCTGTAAATATTGAACCAATGTTACAAAATATTTTTACAGTGGCTTCAAATTTTGGTTACATTTGGTTGGTAGCTCAAGGAAGTTGTGTATATACAAACGCAGATACCGGCGAAACAGTGAATTGGACAAAGTTCGATTCAACCTTATCCAAGCCGCTTGGTCCTGGCGAATGGCAAGCTCACATAATTGAAGATCTAGAAGTTTTCTGTGTTAATCAACACATGAATTTGAACAAATTTCCAATTCAAAATTTTGTAGAAACATTTGTGATGCTGAAAGATAATTCTGCAGAATTGTTACAGGGCACACAGTTGTTTCTTGGCAGCGGCAAGATACAGATCGGCAATCAAACTTTTGTGGGACCAAAACAAATTAGACTCAAAACTGAAAACAAAACAATAAAAGCAATAACGGACGTAGCGGGCTACATCATAAAATAATTTATGCGATGTGCGTACCAAATTCCTATACCAATTGACTGTTCTCTGCTGGTTGAAAAAAGTCTAAAAATAATTTATAGTTATAATAGATTACAAAAATATTCAAGTAATTTGGCAGGAAATCCAGTTGCTATTGAAACTTATGAAGTTCTAAATAGTAAAGATTTTGTAGATCAATTGCCTTACAATGTATTACAAAACGAAATACCAGGTGTGCAAGTGTTAAAAATACCAGCATCTAACACGCCTGACCCAGTTGTAGCAGCACATGTTGATGTACGAAGAAATTGTGCTATCAACGTATATTTAAAAACTGCAGGAGAAATAACAAATTTTTATACTTGGAATAAAGAAGAAAAAAAATCCTATTTGAAAGAATCTTTTTGTTCAAATACAGGTGAAACTTGGTTGATGAATTCAACTGTTCCACATTCGGTTACACTAATTCCAAACACCGAACGAGTTATTCTTACTTTTAGTTTTAAAAAAATAAAATATGAAGAAATGATCGAATGCCTAAAAATAAATTAGCATATATTCCAAAACTTGTACCAGTAGAGTTTTGTCATTTTTTTACACATGTTTTGTTGCGCTCGATAGATCTCAAACCTGGCGGCGATGATCAAATTCCGAATGCAAAAGCTATCTTAGAACACGAATATATGTTCGAAACTTTGCATGAACGACTTTGGCCCACTATTGAGAATATATTTGGCGAACCATTGAGTCCTACCTATGCGTATGCAAGACTGTATAGTAATGGGGATATTCTTGAAAAGCATAGTGATAGACCGGCTTGTGAAGTAAGTGTAACCCTTCAACTGGGAAGATCACATCACTATGCATGGCCAATTTATATGGATGGTAGAAGATTTGATCTTGGCGAGGGCGATGGACTATTGTATCCTGGATGTGACTTGGATCATTGGAGAAATGCATGCGATGGCCCTGAGGGATATTATTCTGAGCTATATATGATAATCTATTTGATTTTCATTACACAAATGACATCTATGACTTTGCAACTAAAAGTTACTTTCAGATTGGTTGGGAAGATACACATATTTTAGAAAATTCAAAACATCGTTACTTACATTCAGTATATTCTCAAGAGGATCTTGATAACCTGGGTATTGTTGAAAAAATCAAAGCTACAAAGGCTGGCGAAGAATTAATTGGATATACAATAGAAAAAACTATTTTAAATTTATCAACACCAGCTGATACACATTTTATACACACACATAGCAACCACAAAGTCTTACTGTATTATGTAAATTTAAATTGGAATGATGGATGGCACGGCGAAACATTGTTTTATAAAAATAATACGAAAGAAATATTTTTTGCCACTCCTTACGTACCAGGAAGATTGTTGTTTTTTGATGCAGCAATTCCTCATACTATAAGACCTCAATCTCATACGGCCAGTCATTATAGATTTACACTTTCAATTTTTTTAAACAAATGTTAATTATTACGGAGGATTATTGATGTTGTACAGCATTCCACCACGAAATGTTCCAGGCAAAGACAGTTTAGCATACTGGGATGGTTTTATTACCAATGACGAAATAAATTTGATACTAGCACAACCTGAATGGTTGTCAATGCAATCTGCTGAAGTGGGTGGATCTTCGGACAATGGCATTATTAGTCCAGAAATAAGAAAAAGTAATGTGGCTTGGTTAAGCACAAAACCAGAATTATATCCAATATGGGATAAACTTTCACGTGCAGTTGCCGAAGTCAATAGCAGATATTTTCATTTTGATCTAACCGGATTTTACGAACCAATGCAGCTGACTTTATATACCGACAACAATAAAGATCACTACAATTGGCACACAGATGCTGGTCCTACTGACACTCACGCTCCGCGTAAGCTATCGATGTCCATGCTGCTGTCAGATCCTGCCGACTTTGAAGGTGGCGAGTTTCAAGTCAAAACCACAAATGATGAAGCTCAAACTTTAGACTATGTAAAAGGACGAGCATGGTTTTTCCCATCATATACTTTGCATAGAGTAGCACCAGTTACTAGAGGCATTCGTAGATCATTAGTGCTTTGGATAGGTGGTCCGCCCTTCCGCTAATTTTCCAATAAATATACAATCAGCGGTCAGGATCCAAAGTGCAAACAATACGCAAGATTTTTAGAGCCAATTACCACGGTGAGGATGTTCATTCTTCGGCTACCTATAGCGAGGGAGAATGGAACTATGGCAAAGAGTTCGTAGCCAAAACTGTACATAATCAAAGATTCATGCAGAAAGCAATAGTTATTGGCAACGGCACAAGCAGATTAGGATTTGATCTTAATCTTCTCAAAGGACGTAATGTTCAGACATACGGTTGTAATGCAATTTATCGAGATTATACACCTGATTTTTTAGTTGTAGTAGGGTCTAAAATTGCACATGAAGTTAGACAATCAAAATATGTTAAAAGCAACGTTGTGTATAGCACTCATGAAAACATTGTAAGTTATCCTGGTATTTTTCATGTTATACCGCAAAATCCAGGATGGAACGCAGGCGCCATTGCTGCTTATTTGGCCTGCTTTGATGGTCATACAAAAATATATTTGTTAGGACACGACGGGCTAGATACGGTTGGCCATTACAACAATGTTTATAAAGATACCAATGCTTACACTGATTATGAGAATATAACAGATAAGTTTTGGGCCTTGGCAATGACACATGTATTTCGAACTTATCCTTTAGTAGATTTTGTTTTAGTTAATAGTACAGGAAGAGGATATATGCCAGTCGAATGGCAGTCTCACACAAATTTACGCAGAATAGATTTTCGTGATCTGGTACTAGAGTGTGATCTCTAATGCCTGTTCAAAAGTTTTTATTTTATTAACAATGGCTTGAAAGTTGAAAGTGCGCCAAACTCCAGGGTGTAATGGCTTTGGATGATCAGCTATTGTGGTCCAAGCGTATCCTCTGTGTTCATCGTTAAGTTCTGGAACAAATTCTTTTTCAACAGTGATTAGATAAGTATGGTATTCAAAATTGCCTTGGTCACTGGTGAATTTTTCTAACGGTACTATTTGATTGTAATCTTGAAGATTTATTTCTTCTTGTATTTCGCGATGTAGGGCTTCAATGGCTGTTTCGCCGGCTTCCACTCCACCGCCTACTAAACCCCAAGAGCCTGCATGGCGTTTTTGATTTCTTAATAAAAAAAGATATCTTTTAGTTGAGGTACTGTAAATTAATGCACCACAACCTATATGATAAGACTCCACTCACCACCTCGATATACACCTTCTACTGCCTTGACCCATTCAGACCCAGTCCAACGGTATTGAATTCCTGTTAATGTGTTTGTGACGTATTCTGTTGAATTTTCATTTTGACTGTCAAATACCACTTGCCAAACTGATCCGGTGTATTCTACAATATCATTTTGATTGGCCACTAAATCATCCCAAACTGTACTTCCTTCTAAATTTGCATCATTACCAATTGCATTGGTCAAAAGATATCTTGTACCTGTACTAGGCGATAGCAAACTGCTATCAACTTTGACGTTTAATGGATTTATAATTGCGCTAATTGGTTGCAATGTATTTGATGGTGCAGTATCTTCAAATGGATCAAACAATAAAAGATATGGATCGGTTGGGTGATAAGCGATACTTCCAATTAATTCTGTGCCTGTTGGCAACGATAATCTAATTTCAGTACTGCCTGTTATCAACGTGCCATATACTTCTATTAGTGCTTTCCAAGTAACCGGTGGCCCTGAGGTAATAATATTATTATTGGAATCTACAATTTCTTGTTTTTTTAATAATTGAAGTTGATTGCTTGTATATAATACACCATAATCTAATGGTGTTACATAAACTCGACTAACCAAATTGGCCAGTACAGTTTCTTCACTTAATGCACCTTGTTCGTCGTATATACTACCAATAAATTTTTGTATGACTCCAAAACGTTTTACTTTTGCTGGTGCGCTGATCCAGATTGGCATTTTAAATGTCAATGAAGCAATATCAATTGACTCATCGGCAGCAGCAGGAACTACCCGTGATGTCCATGTTACATTTGTCAGTTCCACATAACTCAAACTACTCCAATCCACATAATTGTCTGTACTTTGAATTTCAAGAGAAGGATTAAACAAAACCGCCAACTGTTCAATCAATTGCATTTTTTGTTCAGTGTTACTGGTCCAAATATCTAGTTTGACTTCTAAGTTGTAAGGCACTGGCATTAACCGTTCAATGGTATAGCTGTCGCCTTGTTGTGTTCCATACAACCCTGTTTCGGGATCATATTCTCTTTCTCTAATGCTCATTTTACTGACGAATGTAGGTTCTTGCATTCTATCTTGAGCATAGGTAAAACCACTTATATAGACACTCATAGCTGGTACAGCATTCAGTGTGTTTTCGCTATTACCTCGCAAAATGGTAGCAGCTTGCCGACTTGGATCACCATAATATACAGGCACTCGCTGCAAAGTACGTGTGCCATCTCTATCTCGACCAAATTCAACTTCAAAGTTGCTGACTATACGCATGAACTGAACTAAAAATCTGCGTATTTGTCCGTCGTAAAAAAATTGTTGTGCCATTAGTTATCTGCCTGTGGTTTGAGTGCTTGGCTCAAACTTTGTCTTTCTGGTACCACGCCAGAATTGTTTGTAAATGTATTAGTGTTATTTACAAAACCACTACGTTGAGTTTGATTATTTGGTCCTGGCGTTAAAGTTGTTCTAACGTTATCTTCAATCTTGACCCAACGACGACCGTCCCATCTAAACAATCTGTTAGGCAAGTAATCAGTGCGTAGGGCATATTCTCCTACCAATGGATTTGTAGGAAATGCTATACCTGAATAGACAGGCAATCCATTTGGTGCTTGACCATCACCGGTCAAATAACCCTGAACAGTTGAACTCGGGCTGGCAATGCCGCCACTGCCTTCTGCTATTCCACTGTCACTGGTTACAATTCCATTATCAGCAGTGATACCTTCTGGATCGCCAGGATAGCGAGTATCTTCTGTAGTTGGTTTGATATAAATGTGATCAATATCATAACCACTATAAGGTACATTAGTTTCTGCTTCACGTAAAATAGCATCATTGATTTCGATGTACTTGTTAATGATGCTGGTAACCGAACCCAGGGTTATATTTCCAGTGTTACCAGTTATTGGATCAGTATCGACCTTGATCTGATTGAGAATGTCTTTGTATTCTAGATGTGGCCACCAGGTGGCACTAAATCCTTCGGCAGCATTGTTACAATCACTAATCACATAATATCTTTTAAGTGCTACAGGCAAGCTGTCGTCTAACGGATAGTAATCCTTAAGATGCATGAGTTCAATCACATCACCGGGCATAAGCTTGCGACCCAGTGTAGCGATCATGTCATTGATATGAAATACCATGAACAAGGTACCTGTATTCAAAAACATACCAAATTGACTCAAGTCAAATGTCATGTCCTGTACAGTGTAGATACCACGCATGGAATAAACATCTGTGTCGTACTTTCTGTCACGGTTTTCTACAAAAAGTAAATCTTGTATGTTTAGAGCAGATTGATTAATATAGCTAGGTTTAGCAGCATCAGTATAGAATTTTACTGTAGCACCTGATGCCACGGCGCTGGTAGTATTTGCACTCAAGGTAATTGTGTTTGCAGTTTTAGCAGCCACAGTAGTGCCAGTAATTACTCCGGTAGCAGTTACAAACATGCCAAGATTTATGTCTGATGTGTTGTTAAAATTTAATGTAGTGCCCGTTGTTGGTTGGGCTGCATTAGTTGTTTTAGATAAATTTTGTTCTGTAGTGCCAAGGTACTTATGTACAAAAATACCGGTGCCGCCCACAGTAAATAATTCGCTTATTTTTCTGTCGAAGTATTTGTAGTCGTTGCTATGGGCTCCGTCTTTCCAAACTGATAATCTTGGCACAATTGTTTCCTGTTAT